ATTCCTGTAAATAGCCATTTAAAGGTTTTACTAGCTTCCTTAACATTCTTTTGTGTAAGGTTCTTTGCATACTTATATAAGGTATAACCATCTGGTACTTCATTATAACTAATATAATCAGTGTCTGCCTCAAGATTCCATCTGAGAATAAGAGTATATGCCATTAGGATACCTGCAATAATCAGCATAGCTCCAGAGGATTTACCTAGCACAGTCCAATAAGTCCACTCTCTTACAAGTTGCTCATATAGTTGTGGTGTACTATCCTTAATATTCCCTAGTAGTTCAGATATACCATCAACAGATACATTTAAGGCTTTAGCCAATGCTTCTACAAGACTATTCATAGTAGTCCTCCCAATCATAAGCCCTAATTAGCTTTCTAAGCCAAGCCCATTGATATTTTTCCCATAATGGTTCAACATCTTGTTCTTGTAGCCAAGCAGTGAATTTAATAATATTATCAATATAGAGTGTTTCACAGTCTCCATAACTCCATATAGTAATAGGAATCTCATACTTATTGAAATTTTCATCTTCTAGGGTAATTACACCATCATCTACTACATCAGTACCAAAACATAAGTCACATGTTCCAGTTTGATGCTCATTCATCTCAGAATAATAGTCTACAACTTTATATCTCATACATTATCCTCCAATTCAGTGGCAAATTGCCAAGCCCAAGCAAGTTCTGAGTTCTTAATCAAGTCCTCTGTCAAAGGTATACGAGATTGTCTATCATGTCTATGGAGTTTATCCAATGATATATAATTATGTGAGTCTAGTTCAACATTTCCACTATTATACACAATCACACGGTTATACCTACCATTCCCAACAGGAACTGCAACAGAGTATCGCTTTTCAGGTTTTACCTCATACCCACCAAGGAAGGCTCTAGCATACAGTTCTGAATTATCTAAAATCCAATAGTTAATAGCATCAGCTCTTTCCTTAAACGCTACATGAATATTGAAAATACTGTGACTAGGGTTCATAGAGTGAATTAAATCAATGTTTAACTCCTTACAGTATTCAATCCAATTAGCAATAACTTTAGGAACTTGCACAGTCACCTTTTCTTGTTTAGCCTCACTAAGACCATTTTGGAATCCTTCTAATAGACCTTGTTCAAATCCTTGTGCATACTTGAATCCACCAAACTTATTTCCACAGTGAGATAGAATTTCAGTCATCCAGATAGCTCTTGAATCTTCTGATAGGCTGTCTAGTTTACTAATAACTGCCTTTAGTTTAATATCTCTGTCTCCAGAGCTAAATCCACAAACCATCACTGACCTCCTTTGATATAGTAAATAAGTGTATCAAACCTCATTCCTAGGGAATAATCTTCACCCTTACGTTGAGTTTGCTCTAAGTTCAAGTCTTTTTTGAGAGTCTTTACAGACTCATCTAATTCATTAATCTTTGTCTGCATCCTCATGTTCGTGTGAAGAAGGAATCCTACTGCTAGTAGACACAACCCACTTATAATCAAGGATGGCTTTAAAAATACTTTCCTGATTTTCCTCATTTATTAGCCCTTTCTGCTCTAACTTCTTAACAACATCCACATAAGATTTACCCATTTCCTTACCCTTTTTGAGAATCTTAGCTACTTCAAAAGGTATTTCTGGTGTTTCTTGACCAACATACTTCATAAGGTCTGTGTCAAAAATTTCTGACAATCTCTTAATACTACTTGCTGATGGATAGTTCTTTCCTAATTCCCATCCTGCCACAAGAGAGTTACCCTTATAACCTAGTTTCTTGGCTAATTGCATTTGTGTCATGCTGTTTTGTAGTCTTAATTCCTTAATTCTTCTTCCTAATACGCTCACTAATATTAAATCCTCTAGTCTTTCTATTATAATATTTAATTAGTACAGCTTGTTCTACAATAAAGTCTTTATACTCAGCATAAGAAGTTTCTAGCTCACTCTTATCATGCGATACCACTGTGTACATGTTAGGTTCTACAGACCAACCAATGTCACCATTATCATATTTGCATAGGTAGTGCTCAGAAGGCAATTTGATTACATAAGTCTTTTCAGGCTCTTTCTCTTTGTACTTACCACAGAGAACAGCTAAACCTAAACGCTTAATAATATCATTGACTTCATCAGCTTTTTTATCTTTTGCAAGTCTAATAAACCAGTTTTGTCGGTATCTTGAGCTTGATAAAAAGACATAATTAATATACCCAAGTGTACTAATTTTTTCATTCACACTTCCAATATGCAATGTATTAAAGAATTTAATCTCTTCTTGTGAAAGAGTAGGTAGTTCAATAGATAATGTCACTCTATCATCTTTGTGAGGTTCTTCCTTCTTAGTTTCATCAGCAGAACCAAAGTAAGCATTTAACTTCTTTTCCCACTCAGGGTTAATAGTTGCTAAATCATCAGAAATAAGTTTGTTAATTGCATAAGTTGAAATACCAATCTCTTTGCTCAACTGAGCTTTACTCATGGTCTCAAGACTTTTTAAAATTTGTTCTTTCATATCTTGTTCCTTTCTACATATACTATTCTATACTATATTCTGATATTTGTCAATAGATAAAATGAGAAATTTTAAAAATTTCTCAAATTATTTTCCATCTTCCTTAAGTTGGTCAGTTAAGCAAGCACTACAAGGTGTTACTTCATACCCTAGGAACATAGCCAACACTTGATTAGCCACACGAGATTGCTCTAGGAATACAAACTTAACATTGTCATTAGCAAAGTCTACTTGCCATGCTTCAAAGGACGTTATCACAGCCACCAGAACGTGTTTTAACAAGCACCAGAGGTCAGGGTTACCATTATCATTAGCTTGTGTTTTAAGTAGTGTCATGGCTCTTCTACGCTCTTCTGTGACCTGTTGTAGGGTCATAGTAAGTTGGTTCACCTTGTCCTTGGCATCATACACAGAGATTTTATCTTCTTCTGATTGAATCTCAGGGTTATCTTGATTATACCAGAACTTAATCTGGTCTTCATACTTACGAATAAGAATCTCAAGGTGATACTCACTAGCCCCAAGGTGCATAATGTTTGTGATAATATCCTCAGTAATACCAACTGAGCTGTTCTTGTTTACTGTCATGTATTAAACCTCTAAATTCATACCTAACATAGTAGGTAGATTTTGTTCTATTAAACATACGCTCATAGAAGGCATAAGCTCCTTCACAAGTAAGAAACAAATGCTCTTCTACAAGTTCTCCATCAAAATATTCATCAACTGCGTACATATTCTCTATACCCATTAGCTATAATGAATCTAGCATAGTCAATCATATCTTGTGTTTGTCTTGGATAATGGATAACCAGTCTCTCATTGGTATCACTCACAGCATAAGTAAATGCTATATTGTGTGAAACATACTGAGTTTTTAGGTGAGTAGTGGCAACCATATACTTCACAGCAAAATCTATCTTAGCAGGAAGTCTAAAGTTTAGCTTATACATCTCATCATAACTAGGAAACTGTGGTAGTTTCAGCTTGTATGTCCTATTCAAGTAGCGAATACCTTTGATAAACTTACCCATTACATATTCTTCACCATCAACACCTAACTCATAATTAGGGTCATAGTCAATCTGTTCTCTGCAATACTTCTCAGGGTCATTTTGAAAGCACTCTCTATTAAGTTGCCTTAATAACTGATATTTACTCTTCAAGTATGCAGGTTTATCATATAGGTGCATTAATGTCCTCCCCATGATTGAGAAACCTCCACATCTGCTACAAGAGGTATAGGTACTTCCATACCTTCAACAATAGAAGGGTGTTCCATCATATATTTTAGTTTAGGTACAAGTTCCTCTACATAATCATCTCTTATCTCAAAGAGAATCGCATCATGTACAGAACCTAGTACATTAAATCTTGTGTGGTCTAGCTCTTTACTAAATACAATATCAGCTAAGGCACTAGTACACAAGTCTGAACCAAATCCTTGTACTGGTGAGTTAATAGCTTGTCTTTCATCAGCAGAACGCTTTCTAAAGTCTCTACTGTTAATATTGTCAAACCATCTCTTTCTTCCAATAGGTGATTCTATATAGCCATGTTGTCTAGCAAATTCCTTACACTCTTCATGCCATACTAGCAATCTAGGATAGGCTGAGAAAAAGTCATTACGGAACTTTTCACTTTCCTCTAGTGATAAATCCAAACCAAAACCTCTAGCATATGTAATGAATGTTTTTGCAACCATTCCGTATAAAAAACCAAAGTTACCTGATTTTGCGTTCGTCCGTAATCTCTTTTGTTCATCATGACTCAGACCACTAATATCTCCAAAAAGAAGCTCTGTAGTCTTACTATGCAAGTCACTACCTGATTGGTAAGCGTGTTGCATATTTATGTCACCTGATAACCAACTAGCCACACGAAGCTCTAACTGACTAAAGTCCACTTCACAATGCTTCCAACCGGGTCTAGCTTCAATAAGGTTTCTGACATAACTATCCTGTGGACATTGCTGACATGTCCTGTTACCCTATAGGCTCTTTATCCTATAGTTCTTGTGGTTCATTTCCCACAAGTTCAGACTATCTCATATTGATATTAAATCAATCCCTGCGCTCGTGTTACTCTGCTCTAGGCATTTCTTAGTCGTTACACCTTCCTATCTCTAGGCTTGGCACGGTATTGGCATCTCAGCGTTCACCGTTTTCACAGGGTTTAACGAACCCTCAGCATATTTAAGGTTCGGGTTATTACAGGTTGTCCTTCCTGTCCTAGCTGTGATATTAAAGCTAGGGTAAATCTTACCATCTACTTGTAAATCTTCCCAAGAGGTAATAAAGGTAATGAGCTTAGATATACGCTTATATTCAAGCAATGTATCTACACAGTCATTTCCTACATAGTTTGCAAGAGTATCTACACCTACAGAAGGTGCTCCTTTATCTGTGTACTCTATCACATCAAGACCTTGACCATAACCTATAATAACAGGTTTAAAATGCTTCTGCATCTTAACACTAATTTTATATACATGAGGATTCTCTTCAATATACTGTTTCTTAAAAGCATTGGCTTCTTTTCTTGTGTTAAACTCACCTACTATAGAGTCACTGTGTATATCTTTCCTTATCACAAGGAAAGTATCAGGAAGTCTTTCCCCCTGTTCCTCATACACAGGCTCATCCTTCTTTGTGAATAGAATCTTAGCCACTTGTGCATTAGAGTTCCAGTTAATGTCTCCATAGGTCAATAATTTTTCTGTGTAAGGTCTCAAGTCATTTTGAAGTTTTTCAAGTACCTCATGTCTTCTAGGACTGATAGGTACTCCCCCTTTTTCAACCTCATAATAGGCTTTATAGGCTCTCATCTCATGCTTAAATACCTTAAGCAAATTATACTTAGAAATTTTAGCTTGAAATATATTGAGTAGCTTCATAGGGTACAGAACATCATCAAGACCATAGGACTTAAATGCTTCTGTGATTTTACCTACTTTAGCTTCCTTGGCTATATCATACTTAACATGAAAATACTTCTCTGTTAGAGGTTTAAGACCAAGCTCTTCTTCCCCACACACATGAGCAAGCACAAGAGTATCAATCCATAACTTAAGCTCTATACCTGTCTTAACATAGAGGAAGAGCAAGTCAAACTTACCATTATGAGTTACCAATTTACACTCTTTGAGCTTTTTCAAGAGAGCTATTTGCCTTTTCTTTCCTAGCTTAACCCAATCAAAGAATTTCCTTGTGTATACACCTGTTTCATTATGAGTATATCCAATCTGTATTGAGGTAATTTCATTCCTATGTCTATCTAGTCCAGTAGTCTCTATATCCAAACACACAGGTTTTAGGGTGTTAATAGTATTAATCATATACTCCACCCTAAACCTCTCACAAGGCTTCCTACAGTGCCATTATAGAAACCCTTCATCTCTTGGCCACAATAGACCATCACAGAACCATATTGAGTTTTAGTTAGCTTTGTGACTGTCTCTACCTTGTTTAACTCAATAACATCTCTATAACTCAAGCTCCTAGTCTTCTGAGGGATTGTACCGAATGTCAATAATGCCATACTACACCCCCATTAAGATAGCTCTCTCTAGCCAATATTGCCTTGAGGCTTTTCTTTTTTGCTTATATAAAGCACTTCTGCCTCTAAGGGTATCAGGTTTCTCTGGTTCAGGTTCACCTTGCCATTTTCTCACATATTCCTCAGTAGCCTTGTTATATTTCTTCTGTGGATTTTCATTGATAGCATACCATTCTACCCAATCAATAGCCTCATCGCTAAGAAAAGGGAACTTGTGGATATATTGAGGTTGAGGGAACTTAGATAGCTTAAGATTACGGATAATATTAGCTCTCATATACCCATCTTCAATATAGTTTGAAATGTAGGTATATAAGCTCAAGTCCTTATCCTCTAGGTCAGCTAACAATTCCTCAAAAAACCATACAAAGTATTCTTCACCCTCCGAGATAGCTTCTTCAAACCAAGGAAGGTTTTGGAAAGTCTTGTAAACTCTTTTACTCATCTCCATCACCTCCTAGAACAGAAAAATCAGCTTCCTCTGCATCATAGGCACTCTCTCCCTTACGTGCAAAGGCTCTACAACCCATATTATCATCTACTACAAGGTCATAAACATCACCTGACTTGTGGTTACGGAAATAAGTGGTCATTGTACTTGAGTTATTTGACTTACGCTGTAGAAGAATCATGGATTCATACCAACCTTCAATAAAGGCAGAACCATACATGTCTGAGGTTGTAATTTTAGCTCCACGTTCCAATTTCCTACTGTGGTGAATAAGCATCACAGCACAACCTGTATTCTTAGAAAGCCTTGTGAGCATCTCTAAGCGTTCTACAATGTCTTGGTGTCTATTTATATCACCACTACCAAACAAGAGGTACATAGGGTCAATTATGAGCAATTTAACACCCAATTCCCTTATGTCATTCTCCAAACGGTAAACCTGTTCCATAGTGATATTGTCATCCACAAAATAGATAGGTGGTGGTGTATCACAACCAGTAACAGCATAAATCTTATGTTGCTCCATAGACAAGTTATTCTCACCTTGGATAATCAATACAGCACCTTGTTTAACTTTTCGTCCATCAAAAGGTTTTCCTGTAGCTACAGCACAAGCTAAGTTTAGGGCAAAAGTAGACTTAAATGACTTAGAAGGTGCTCCAATAACTCCCACAGAACCATTCTCCCAGAAGTCCTCAATCAACCAGAAGTCTGTAGGGTCAAAAGGTTCAATCTCATCAACTCTGACAATATTGAACTTGTTCTTACGCTTCTTACCTTTCTTGGAAACAGTTTTGATAGACTTACCTCCCTGTTCCTCAATACTCATCTTACTGGTCAATTCTGTGACAAGTTCTACCTCTTCCTCAGATTCCTCTGCAAGTGATTCACTCTTAGCAAAGGCTCTATTTACCTCAGCATCAACTGTCTCTTCTGTGAACTTAGCTTTTCCATCAGGGGCATTAAGTAATACAAACTTGACCTCTTCCTTAGAAGCTCCATTCATAATCATTTTTTGCTCTAATTTCCAAGCCCATTCTGACCTATCCACAGCTAACTCATGAGTAAATTCTTTAAAGGCATTGTATTCCTCTAACACAGCATCTAGGTCAAGGTTAAGGTATTCAATATCCTCATGCCCAACTACTGCTCTTGAGCTAATATCCACATCCTCAAGGTGCTTCATAAAGTCACGCTTACGGTATACAGTTCCTTCACCTTGTAAACCACTTACTTTAAAGTCTGTAGCATACTTGTGATTCACTGTGCTAGGGATTCTGTATAAGTGTACAATATCCACACCACAAGGGTCAAAACCATATTTCTTAACAAGTTTTCTACACAGAATCTCATGCTCTTGTGGATTGACCTTGTTATCTAATACCCACACACCTTGATATTTGTTAGGGCTAGTTTCCCAATAATAGCTAGGTGGAAGGTCTGTAGGAATAGGTGCTCCATCTATGTCTTGTGCAATGATATATGTATCCTGTGCATTGGTCTTCTTACGCTCTTTTCCCCCTGTAGGAGTGAAAGATAGGTAAAGGTCATACTTGTCTCTTAATGCTTTAACTTGTGACCCAATATGCTTCACATAGTGCTTAGCTTGCTCAAAGTCTCTACTGAACCTATCTTCAAACTCAGGGTCTTCTTTCACTTTACGTTCTAGGTAAAATTTCTTATTTACCCCAAAGTTCACAAGGTCTTTCTCTCCAAAATTACGCTGTAGGAGTTCTATAAATTTATTCTTAGCCACTAGCACACTCCTTATACAAAGTACCCATCTCTAGGGTCAGCATCTTCTGGAATCATAGCCCTAATATTGGCACGCTCATAGTAATTAAATGCTTGCCACAAAGGCTCTAGTGACTGCTTAACCTCTGCAATAGGGTCTAAGACTTTCAGAATCTTATTGACTACCTTACTAGCCTTACCTCTCAAGAATCGTTTAGTCCACTTGAGAAGAGTGTTAAACTTTCCCACAGAACCTTTATTGTCTTGTGCTTTATCTTCCACAGAAACAGCTTCTAAGACTTCTTCTGGACTTACCTCAGCACCTAGATATTCCACAGAAAGCTCAAAAATCTTGTCATGAGCATTCTTAGGTGTAAGCTCTGTGATTAGTCCTAAGTCCTTCAAAAGGTTCAAGTTATTGATATACGTACGATAGTTTACATCTCCCATAAGGTCAATAAGGTCATGTGAGGTAGTGTGTAGAGTAGTGCTCTTACCTCTCTTGTAATATGCTGACCAGAAAATGCCTAGTAATTGCACAGCACGGATAGGCAATTTCCACTCTGTAAGCCAATGACTTTTCACAGAAATATAGTCTTCAATGGCATACTTGTTGTAAAACTCTGTCTTAGTCACAAGAGTTCGTTTACAGTAAAAGTCACCATTGGTATAGCTAAATCTAGTATCATCAAAACGCTTCACAAGACCTAACTTCACAAGTCTAGTCACAGAATTGGAAATAGTCTGATGAGTACACCCAAAAATATCAACTAGCTGTTGATTTGTGTAGTGAGAATAGACTTCCTTTTCACCTTCCTTGGCAAATGCACACAGGAAGCTATACAAGAAAATGTCTGTGAGATTCTTGAGTTCATTTTGTTTGAACATTTCAAGATAAACCTTAAAATACATTGATTACACCTCTGTTTCTAATTTATTGGTAAGACTAGTATACCACAAAGAAAAAGATAATGCAATACCTAAAAATAGAAAATTGGTTATTGTCCCCAAAAAATGTTTGCAACTTGATTGCGAACATTTTCTGTTGGACTTTTACTTAGTCTTTTAGGAACTGTTTATGTAACTAATTGATGGTAATAACCTTATTCCTATAATACCTAATATATATTATAAAGTATTCTGGTTATTTCCACCAAAAGAATACATAATTGATTATTTTAGTGTAATTCACTTGTGTTATTTTCTATCCTGTGCTATACTTATAAGTGAAATACATAAACACCTTAAAAGGGGTAGCAAATTCGCTATCCCTCTTTTTGTGTGCTTAAATGTGATTGTAGATTTTTCCTTCAAGAACATATTTGAGTTGCCAGATATTTGAGATTTCAGCTCCTAGTGAGTAAGCAAGGTCAATAGAATCCAATAGTGTATCTTCTTCCCAACCTTCCTCAATGTATTTATCAAAGATTTCTTCACACTTGAGGAATTTTGACTTATTCATTTCCTTAAAGTAGGTTTCAGCACTTGCATATCCTCCCTTTTTACTCCACAAGCTAGGACGAATAGCCCCAAACTTAGGAGGGAAATTAGTAGGAGTAGTTTTAGGTTTTACTGGTGGAACATACTTAGCCACATATTTCCATTCACTTGTATCTTGCTCTTGTGCCCATTTGAGGAACTTGATAAGCCCTTCTGTGTTGTACTCATAGGCTTCAAGATTGATAAATTCATCTGTGTGATGCTCATTCATGTAACTTGCTGATACATTCACAATAGGCTTATTTAAGTGTGTACCTAATACAGCCACATCTGTGTATGAACCTGTAGCCATTGTGTAGGTTTCCCCTAGTTTATCAAAAATTTCCTGATGGCTCTTAGGGTCAAAACTATAGGTCACCATTTCATGCCATGATGATTCATGAACACCTCGGTCAATCTGGATAAGCATAGAAGCCTCTCTTAGCTCCTCTAATGCATTTTCGTCCACTGCCTTATGAGAACCTACACAACCCACTTCCTCGTCTGTAGTGAAGAGAATATGAGGTCTGAGACCCATCTCAAGAATATCTAGGATAGTTTTAACTCCTACACGGTCATCAGCACCTAAACATTGGATGGTAGATTTACATTCTGGAGATAGTAGGATATACTTGTCTGTGACCAGAATATCCTGAACTTCTGGAGTACGTTCTTTTTCTGTGCTAGTGACTGTGGTAGTCTGGTAATAAGTTCCATAATTGTAAGTCTTTCGTTTTGTGTTGATTGTATCTAGGTGAGCCACAAGACAAGGCTGATTCTTCTTAGGACTGATTGCCATAATCATATAGTCTGTGACCTTTAAATCTGTGTAACCATAGTCAAGTAGTACACTAGGTAACCATGAAAGCATTTCTGATTGAGTTTTTGTTAATACGTCGATAAATGTGTAATTCATAATGTGATTCTCCTTTAATTTTAATATCCTGTGCTTAGTAAGTCTTTGAGTGCATTAAGCACAATGTGACCTGATTGTTTAGTTCCACTCTTGAGTACATGACCTGAGTAAAATGTATGTGAGTATAGCAAACTACTACGTTCACTAGGTGACAATTCATTATTGATTGTATATCTTAGACTGTAATGAGTAGTTCTATACTCATCCATGTCCTCTTCATTAAATTTTGAAAATACTTCTGCTGTACCCCATTTTGCATAGTCATTTCTTGCTTGATTTGCCCAGAAATTAATGTAGTTTCTATTATTATCTCTGTAGTTATCACAAGAAATATCCATACCATTAATTTTAGAAAATTCATTAATTTTACGGTTAAATACAATGCAAAGTAGGGTAGTAGTAAATTCATAGCAGGCTTTAGCTCGTGTACCTTCAAAGTCTGCATAAGTTCCTGCATGACCTAAATCACCATTAGAATCCTTGTAGAAATAGGTACGCATAGAAGGGCAAAGAGATACCTCACCGTTACTATTGATGATAGTAGAATAGCCCTTAAGATAATTGAACCCAAAGTGTTTCAATACTAGGTGAGTATCAGCACCTGCTCCACTATCCCAATTATTACATGAGCCATTAAATGCCCATTTATCAACAAGTGTAGGGATTTCAAAATCTGCATAGTCTACCCACAAGTCACGAACACGAAAGAGGTCATGACCCATAGTAGAGTAATTTTTATAATTCCAATCTTCCCACCAGTTTTTAACCTCACCAAAATGTTGGATTTCCTTGTCTGTGTAGCTAATTCCTGCTTTTTTGAGCTGTTTAGCCAACTTAGGTGCATTTTGTGATTCATCTAGCACAAGTCCAAAATAGTCTTTGACCATACTTGCATAGGTGAACTTTTTAAGGTTAGGATTGTGCTCCAAAATAGCCTTGTCAAATTTTTTGCTAATATATTCCTGATAGGGCTTAAGTGCCTTTTCAAACCCATCTTGTCTAGGAAATACCCCTTCTTTTTGCATATAGTAGCATAGAACTTTAGGGTATTCCTCAAGTGAGTTCCTACTGATAAAGTCTTTTAGAGGCTCTTTAGTGACTGACTTGCCTGATTCACCACTTTTCGGATTCTCACGCATAATGAGCTTATTCAATAGTTTTACAAGATTATCCTTGTTATCCTCATACCATTTTTCTGGTCTTTTCATAAGGATTCTTTCAGGGTCAAGACTTACTAGGACTAGAGGGATAGGAGAGACAAAATACTCATCTTTAAAGGTATACCCCATCTTAAAAATGTCTTGATATTCACGGATTTTTTCCACAATATCCCAACCACGCAGAACCTCTGCAAAGTCTACAGCACCATTCAAAGCCTTAACACTGGTAACAAAATCATCTGATTCATAGTTTCCATCTGTGATAGACTTAAACTGTTCCTGTGCTTCATTCAGCTTACCTTCTAGCTCCTTATTTGTTTTAGACTCTTCCACAAGCACCTCCCATTCTGCTGTGGTCAAAAGTGAGTTTTGAAATGCTTCCTTGAGTTCCTTTTTAACTGATTTTAATTTCATTTTTGTTTCCTTCCTACAATATACATAATTCCTTTACACCTATAAACTTACCATGTTTATAGAACTTTCTACCTGTGATATACACATTTTCAGTATATCCTAAATCTCTCAAACACTCTGCTGTTATTTTAGAGACTATGATTCCATCATAATTCCTTAATAATTCTTGCATTTTACGCTCTGTTATGTTTGAGGTATAGGATAACTTTGTCAGCTTGATTCCTTCAATTTTTCGTTTCCTTCTCAAGCTAACTTCTGCTCTTAGTGGTTCTTCTCTATCACAAGGAAATAGAGTTTTAATAATATTCCCTTGCTTATCCACAATGTCAATGTTATGTCCTGTTAAGTTTGCTAACAATAACTTACCTCCTATATTTTGAAACCTGATTGATATAGTATGTCTTCAAAAGGGATAGTTTCTAAATAACCCATTATCTTATTTCTTGCTTCTATCCCATATCTTTCATATTTTACAAAAGTGTACTCTATATCAGGGTATCTTTTGTTGCCAATGTCATCCCCTTCATGTAAAATATGATTTACAGGGCAATAGTCAAAATTCTTACTCTCTACCCCCAAAACCTCATTAGTATCTATAGTTCTTACCTTGATAATGTTGTCACCTATAACTTTAATGATTTTACAAGGCTTCATATAAGTAGCCCTAGAGTACCTATCTACTATAGCCCTAACCCAATCACCTTCTTTAAATTTATTCATCTGTACCTCCTTATACTGTAAACTTCTTTATATACCTAATATCATCATAGAAAATAAAATCTTTCCAAAATGTAGGGTGTGATACAGCAATACCATTTGACCTATAACCTATAAACTTAAACAATTCCCCTTCATCATCTTTCACATACATACCTTTAGTAAGGACTTCATCAGGAGGAACTAGTTCAAAAATGTCAGCATCAACGTCATAAGTTGAACCATCCCTCCCTAAACACCTAACATTTATTTTCTCATCAGATAGAATCTCCACAACCTCACAAGGGTGCTTATATGTGGTGATTCCATACCTATTAGTCTTACACCTTACAATATCTCCAACTTTAAACATGTAACCCTCCTCTTCTGACTAGTTTAAATAACGTTAAATTTGCGCGCTTTCTTTCACCATTAAAATCCTTACATTTATGGGGTTCTAGTATTTTAACCCAACCATAATTTCTTTCTCCCAATTCCACAACCTGACAAATTAAGCCTTTATCATAAAATGAAACATCTTGAGTTAACTCTATAATATCCCCGATATTAAATTCCATTATACACCTCCTAGAATCCTATCAACGTAATAAAATTTTGTGATAAAACCTAAATCAAGGGCTTTTTGTAAATCCTTACCTAGTGTAAA